GAAGATAATGATCGTGGTGAAGCAGAAGAGTTAGTAACTGCTGCTGTATCCGCACCTCCAACTACCTCAACGGTAGACAAAGACGAGGATGATGCATTATCGTACTTTGCGAAACTCGCAGAAGAATAATTACACAGGAGGTCAAACGACCTCCTTTTTTATGGCAATGTTATATTCGTATTCTCTGTTTGAATTGTTCTAGCATTAATAAATTCTGATGATTCTTTGTAAGTCATCAAATCTCTAAAATCATTTACGAACTGTTGTAGATATCCGTTTCTTAATACAAATATATTTCTTTTTTCATCATTTAAACGTGTCTCATATTCAAAATTACTGATTCCAACAACTGGATTTAAAGTTGCAGTTGGTGCACCTGGTTTTGGTATGGTAAAATTAGAATCAACAACTTTTCCTTTGGGTAATATTAATCTACCACTTGAATCTTTTACCTCTGTAGTTTCAAAAAAACGATTTGAGTTCAGTGATTCACCGTATTTACTTAATGAATAATCATATAAATCACGATTATTTAACGGCCATTCATTCCTTACATTAGTAATCCCTGCAACTATTAATACCACCCAATCAAATTGATCACTGTCATATAATTCAAGTGCCACATTGTCAGGTCTCATATCACCCTCTATTTCATACTTATCAAATATAGTAAAATTATTTTGCAAATCATCTCTTAATTTAGTTCTACGAAATAAATTTTTTGCTTCAACATAATCAAGTGATGATGTTTTTTCCTTTAAAAAAGAAGGGTATCTTAAATTTGGTATCTCTCTAAAATAACTCATTAGTATCCTACTGCCTGATCTCCTGGTCTTTCATCATAATCAACATCATAAATTGGTTGAGTCTCTTTGAATGATAAATCTAAGATCATAGAAACTGGTGTGCCATCATCGTATGTTGAGTATATACCTTCACCAGTGTATTGAACAGACATATCAGATAAGAAACACTGTTTAAAACGATTTAAAAATGGATGATTTCTACTTCCTGTTCGATATCGTAAATTAAATACGTTAGGTGTTTTTAAGAAGAAATTACCAGAACCAACTGTGCCACCTTCTGCTTGTGGTGCCATATTTCTCTTAAATGCACGAATAATTAGTTTGATTTGCTCTGCCTCTTTTTCATTACGAGGTGTCATCTTAAAATTAAATCTGAAATTACGGATGGTAGGACCTCCAAATAGTAATTCCATGTTTGGATTTATAATTTCACCATTACCTCTTGCTAATAGTTGACTTGCTGTTACGTTTCCACCAAATAATCCTACTATTTGTGATGCAAATCTTTTTCCTAAAAAATTGTCTGCTCCACCACCAACACCCAATGCTACATCGTCAATAGCACCAAGTCCTGCAGTTTTTAATGCCTTTATAGCTTCATCTCTTTTTGTTTTATTACCAGTCAACAGACCTCCTACTAAGTCCGTTACATTTGTTGACGCATCTTCAACTAATTGTGCACCAATTGCTTGTAAACCATTTAGTTCTGATGAGTCGTATTTCACATTGTTAGAATCTTTCAAGTCTGATGGTATGGGTAGTAGAATAGTACCATCATTAATTAGTGGTTTTGTTGTTAAATTGGGTGTAGTTCTTCTACCTGCACGATTTGTAAAATTATTTCCTGTTACATATCTTTGATCTGAACCAGGTACCGATCTGTAACTTTGTAGAGGGACATATCTTTGAATATCAATCTGCAGATAATCAGTCTGATCTGTCATCATTTCGAGTGGATATCTTAAAACTCCTCCCCTTCTTCTGGTGCTATATTTACCAAAAGGTCTTTTTCTTAAACCTTTACTCTTATTTGAATTTTTATCTTTATTTTCGTCTTTTATTGATGCCTTTTCAGCATCTGTAGTTTCAAAATCTTTTATAGTTGGTATATTTTCTGATGGATACAACTCATTAAATCCAACAAAGGGATCTTTTTCAAAATCAGCAGCGGGAGTGTTATCAACTTCTGCAGAAAAAGTTTTACTAGTTATTTCTCTTGGATTTCTTGGATTGACACTATCAAATCCACTAAAGACATCAGACATCTTATCTTTTTAGTTATTTATACGAAATTTTGCAAATGGTAAAGTATTTAGATCTCTAAGTTCGTCATTTGTTGCACGATATAGTCCACCCACTACATCTGAGAACGTATATTGACGAGATTGACCCCAATGAAAATTAATTCCTTTAAAACCCCAAGAGTATACACTTGTCACCGCCACAAGTGGGTGTTCATCATATCTTATGTTAGGTGTTTTAGGTCTGTACACAAATACATATATGTTTCCTACTTCAGGTGAACCACCCTCAGATAAAGCACCCAAAACTTCTTGCATGATATCATCAGCAGATTCGATACCTGCTAGTTCATCAACCAGTGGTGCAATACGACTCATTTAATTCCTAATTCGTTTTCAGTCATCACCTTAAATTCCCACAAACGATCTTCACAAAACTCTGTTGCTGCTTTCCATTTTGCTTGGTTTTTAGCATATTCATAGACTTCTCTTAAATAATTCTTGGTCTGTCTTTTGGGTTTTTTTGGTTTTTGTGTTTGTTTATGAGGTTTTACTTCTATTAAATATGTCTTGATATGACCAGTGTTCTCTTGAACCTTAATATAGAAGTCAGGAAAGTATCTATGAACTCTATTATCAACAGGAGAACGATAGGGTAATGCAATCTCTTCACTTCCCCATTCAAGTATTTTATCATTCTTATCGCAATAAACCATAAATTTTCTCTCCCAAAGTGACCTATAAATGATGTTTGTAGGATCACCTTTATACTTTCTAGGATAAGATGGATAATATTTTCCTTTATATGACATAAATAGAAATAACAATCATACTTATTTAGAGTGGCAGAGACAACAATAAAACCATATAACCTTTCGGTTGCGAAGAATATCATAGGTCCGTTAGCACAGACTAATCATTTTCAAGTAACTTTTTCCTCTTTAAGACCATCTGTTGAGACATATCTCAAATCATATTTAAGAGTTGATGACGTAAGAAACTTTTTATCCAGAAGAGCAGGTATTTTATGTGATTCAGCATCATTACCCACAACTGCATATGCAACAGCAGAAGTGAGAGATAATTTTATGGGTGTTCCTCAACAATTTGCCCATACAAGAATTTACACTGATCTTGACTTTTCATTCTATATTGATGAAGATTATACATTACTTAAAATTTTTGAGGGTTGGATGGAATACATATCAAGTGGTGCTAATTCTACTGTAAGTCAGAATGATCGTGCTTATTATAGAAGACTGAGGTATCCAGATTCATATAAATGTGATACAATGTATATAAACAAGTTTGAAAAGAACTTTAAAAAGACTTTGAGATATAGATTTGTAAATGTATTTCCAAAATCAATGTCTGCTATACCAGTGGCATATGGACCTGGTGATTTACTTAAAGTATCTGTATCCTTCAACTTTGACCGCTATATAGTAAACGGTTAGAAAACCCATATAAATAATTTTACTGAATTGAATATTCATTATGCCTTTACCAAAAGTTAATACACCGACCTATGAGTTGGTGCTACCCTCTTCTGGAAGAAAAATTAAATATCGTCCATTCCTTGTGAGGGAAGAAAAGATTCTCATCATGGCATTAGAATCTGAGGACGTTAAACAGATTACTAAAGCAGTTATTGAAATACTTAATGCTTGTATTTTGACAAAAGGCACTAAGATTGAAAAAATGTCTACTTTTGACATTGAGTATTTGTTTTTAAATGTTAGATCAAAATCAGTTGGTGAAACGATTGATGTGAATATTATCTGCCCTGATGATAATAAAACATCAGTTCAAATGAATATAGATCTTGATACTATCAAAATCAAAAAAGATAGAACACATAAAGATACTATAAAAATAGATGATTCTTTAACAATGAAGATGAGATATCCATCTATGGATCAATTTATTGAATCTAATTTTGATAGTAGCACACAGGGTGATGATATAAAAACAACTCTTGATATGATTGTTTCTTGCATTGATACCATCTATACCGAAGAGGAAAGTTGGAGTGGTGCAGATTCAACTAAAAAAGAACTCCAAGAGTTTATTGAACAGTTAAATAGTAAACAATTTAAACTTATTGAAAACTTTTTTACAACTATGCCAAAGTTAACTCATAAAGTGAAGGTAAAAAATCCAAACACTGGAGTTGAATCAGAGGTCATATTGGAGGGACTGGCAGCTTTTTTCAATTAGGTATGGCTCACACGAATCTAGAGTCATACTATAAGACCAACTTTGCCCTGATTCAGCATCATAAATATTCATTAACTGAGATTGAAAACATGATCCCTTGGGAGAGGGAAATCTATATATCTCTTCTTAAAGAATACATTGAAGAAGAAAACCTAAAGGCACAACAACGTGGAACCTGATACAGCAAGCAGACCTAGAATTAATAGAAACACGTTTAAGATCGGAAGTGGTGATCTACAGCAACAGGTCGCTAATAACACAAAGAGAATACGTGTTATCAGCACCATGCTTAGAAGCAGTAGAAGAGGTAGAAGTGCAGAGGGACTTACACCCCAATCATCAAATATTCAACAAAGTTTAGAGCAGTCTAATTTAATATTAGCAGACATTGCAATACAATTACAACAAGATTTCGATAGTAGACAGCAAATAGAGAATCGTTTACTTCAAAAAAATAAAGAAGATCAGTTAGAATTAAGAAGAAGAAATAAAGAAGAGGAGATTGAATATAAAAAAAGTGAGAAAAAAATTACTAAATCTACCAAAAAAATTAAAGGACCTCTTGATAGTCTCTTTAAAATCATAGGTAAAATCTTATTATTATTTGGTGGACTTGTTTTAATAAAAGCTCTGATACAACCAGGCGCTATTGATGCGATTGCCAATTCAGAAAAATTGAAACAGGCAAAAGAAACTTTATCAGTTGTTTTCGAGACTTTAACGAAAAATATGAAGGCACTACTTGTCTTAGGTGGTGCTTTTCTTGGTCTTGGATTAGTTGCTTCTTTATCAAGTTTGCTTGCGATTGGAGCTAGTTTTCTTGCAATTATTTCTAATCCACTTGTTGTTCTTGGTTTAGGACTTGCTGCTGCTATTGGTGCTACAAAATATCTTGAGAATAAATTTGGCACTGGTGAAGGTGAAATGGATAAAGATCCGATATCAAGGGTAAATCAATTCGATTCTTCACAATCCTTTAAAGATTCAGATAATACTCTTGATAGAGCAAAGGAACAAGCAAGAGAAAATTTAGAGGCATCTGGTGGTGCTGGTATCGGAGTGCCAGGTTTAGGTGGTGCAAATCCTTTTAAGTTTGGTAAAATTGGTAAAGACGATAAGAAATTAGTTGAAGAAAATAATAAAAATTTAAAAAAAGAAAATTTAAAGAATAATAAGGTAACTAAAATTGAAATAGAAGGAGAAAAGATAGATTTAAGAAAACAGAAAGAAATAACACAATCAAATAATCAATCTGCAACGACCACTCCAAATATTGCATCAGTGGATACAAATAATTACAAGATTAAAGAGTTTCCAGAAATTGCTGGATTTAGTGATTCAGTATTCTCATAGGTAATATCATGGAAGAACAAGCATTACTACTTAAAGAAAATCTTATTAAAATAAGAAGTGTTTTAGTCACTAATAGGAAAAAAATTAGTAAGTTGAGATATAAACAAAATATTCTGGAACAAGAGAACGCCCGAAGAAAAAAAGTGAGAATGAGAGAAAAGATCATGGAAACACCTAGAAATATTGGTAAATCATTAAAAGGTGCAGGAGATTCTGCAGTTAATGCTACAAAGAAAAGTGGTCTAGGAAATGCTCTAGGTCTCATTGCCATTATTGCAATAGCACAAAATATTGAAGGTATAAAAAAACTATACAATGATTTTATAAAAGGTGAGACCTTTAAAAATATTGCAGAAGCATTTCAAAATACGATAGATTTTTTCAAAAATCTTTTCGATGGGTTTAAAACAATAACTAATATACTTGGAGAATCCTATGATAATTTTATAGCATTTAAAGATTCATCAATTGAAAAACTAGAGGAAGTTACACAGTCTTTCAAGGATTTACAAGATAAATTTAAAGAATTGAAAAAATTTACCGATAATTTGAAGGAAAAATTTGATAACTTACTTCAAGGTTCACAAGATGTAAAAATAGGTGAAGAAAAAGAAAAACTTAAAGAATTTGGGTTTACAGATTTAGAAGAGGACTTAAAAAAGATTGATGATGATATTTTCACTCGTGATATGTTCACAAATTTTTCTGATAAACTTGGATTAACTGATTATGATAATTTAGATCTCAATCCTAACATACTTGATTTTAATGAAGATTTTATTCCCATTGACTTTGAGGGTACAGATACTCCATTATTTGATTATAGTCAGTTTAGTGATGATGAATTAGAAAAAGATATTTTTGTTATTGAAAAAACTAATACAATAATTACGGATTGATTATGTCAAGAGCAGGAGCATCTAATTATACATTTTTTCAAATAAAAAACACTAAAACAGGTGTTGAAGTTCCCATAGTGGGAAAAATTTTAAATTTTTATTATTATGAAAGTTTGTACTCATCTACAATAACAGGAAGTTTGGCTTTAGAGGATGTTGGTGGATCAGTTGAAGATGAGAAAACTGGAGTATTAGCAACTATAAAAGATGGAATGAAACTTACTGGATTTGAAGAAGTTTCATTTCATGTATTTAATGAGTCTGGAAATTTAAATTTTAGGAATTATCCTCTCATAGTAACTGGATCACCTGCAATAGATGAATCTAATAGACAAGTTGTGTTACTTAAATTAGTATCAAAAACAGAAATTGATAGCAGTAGTAAACCATTATCTAGAAATTATCCAGAAGCACCAATAAGTGACACTATCGCAAAAATTTTAGCAGATGAATTACAAATTCCAAAAGATAAATTAGGTTTTGATAAAGATTCTGGAAATTATAGTTCTATAGAAAATACAAAAAATCAAGATAAAATCAAAGGAAACCATTTTGCACCATTAGATGTTGTTTCAAAAATGTGTAATAAATCAATACCTGCAAACTATAAAGATCCTGGATATTTTTTCTATGAAACTCAAGACGGATTTAATTTTAGATCAATAGATGGATTGATAGATGAGGGTATAAAATCATTTGATAATGAGGATTATGAAAAGGAGCATACTTACTACTACACTGCAGCACTCGCAGCAAATCTTGACAAACAGGATGGTAACAATTATAAGATTGTAAGAACCCCTGTGTTTAGAAAAGATGAAGATATAATAAAAGCACTGAGAACTGGTATGTTTAATGTTCGTATTACAACAAGAGATAGGCGCACTGGTGTATATACAGAAGAGATAAAAAATCTTTTAAGTGATACTAATTTAGGTGAAAAACAAGATAAATCTATTGTTGATGATAATGTTTATCTTAAGTCATTTCACTTTGAATTAAGTCCTGGTCAAGACGATCCAGGTGTTAGTGATGTAATTCTTAATAACCCTGCCGATTATGTTCCCCAAGCAAATATGAGGTATAGTTTATTGCATGCTCAAATGGTTGATATATTAATCCCTTGTAATTTAAATTTAAGAGCAGGGGAAGTAATAAAATTATATCTTGAGAATATAACTCAAGGTGATAAAAATAATCAGGTATATAATAATTTAAGAAGTGGTTATTATATGATATGTCATTTATGTCATTCATTTTCTACCACTAACTCATATACATCATTAACATTATTACGTGATACAAGAGAATTATATAGGAGCAGTAAGTGAAAAATACACCAAATACAGATCCAAACGAAAAATCAAAACTTGGATATAATGTGCAATTTTTTAGTGGAATTGTTGTCGGATATGAATTCCAGCAAGACCAATTATCAAATGGATATAGTTGGAGATATAAGGTGCGTATTATTGGAGATAACTCTGATGTTGACCAAAATGATGATAAAGATTTAAGTTATGCTGATGTATTGCTCTCGACAGATGCTGGATCTGGAGCTTCATATAAATTAAGATCAGTAAGAATAAGTCAGGGAGATACTGTATATGGGATAAAAGGTCCAAATCTTCCTGCTTTGATCATTGGTGTGGAACCAAGAAAAAGATCAACAGTGTTACATACTCAAGGAAAGTTTAAAACACTCTCTGGTTTCTATGGGTCACTAAAAGATACTAATATTTTGAGTGGTGAATTTAATGAACAATTAGGACCAGCAACACCTGGTGGTAAACCATATACTAGAACGAAAGCAGAAAGAGAAACTGCAACTGATAAATTAAATGAAATAGGAATAAATCCAGAAACTGAAACTGGTGTTGTTGAAAGTGTTACTGATAAGATATCACCACCTACTACTAATGTGACAGAGACTTGGACTCCGAACAGTGGACAAGGTTTAACAAGACAAAAAATATTTGATATACAGGAACAGACAAGATTGGGAAATATTCCAGCTGAAACATATCTCTCTGCAGTAGAACAAGGTCAAGTTCAAGGACTGGTACAAGATGAAACTGCAAAAAAATTAAAAAAAGAAGCATATGAAATTTTAAATAATGAACCTAATAATGATATGGGAACTTTCACAGAAGATGGTAGTTATATCCCACCTGGTTTTGAAGATGCAACAACAATTGATAAAATTTTACCAGAAAATGAAGGAACATTTAGAAATGGTGTTTATATCCCACCTGGTTTTGAAGATGCAACAACAATTGATCAATATTAAGCATAAATAGGCATATGTCTGAATACATACAATTACCAGCAATTCCATCTTTATGTAAGAACTCCACCATCGGGGAGATAAGCACGGTGTTGGAGAATTTCTTTGGAAAAATATCTGGTGCGGTTGGAAGTGCTAACGATTTTGTAGATGAAATAAGAGAAACTGCTGGTTTATTAACTGATATCACTCAAGGTTTATCTGGACAGATGACTTTATTTCTTGAGGATAAATTAGTTGGATTCATTGAGAATGGATTAGCAGGTGTTAAGTCATTTCTCTTCGCAACGATACCTAATCCGTTAGCAGCAATAGCACAAATAAAGGCATTTAATGGTGCAGCACTCACTCCAATCCAAAAATTATTTAATACCTTTGGATGTTTAGGTGCAAGAGTAGCAGATGCCATGTTTAAAACCATCGAAGACATGTTGGTTAATGCGGTTAAGAAGGGAATTGTAAATCCTGTTGTTTGTGCTGTAGAGGATTTTGTAGGAGCAATTACAAATCAAATAACAAATACAGTCAACTCTGCATTGGACAGTTTAATATCTCCTATCAACAAATTATTTGGTCTTATCCCAAATTTTAGTGGTTTTAATATCATAGACAAAATAAATGGTTTTATAGGTCAGGCAAATAATGCTTTTAATATAGCAGGTAGTGTTTTAAAATGTGTTGAACCAGGAAAACCTGGTGGATCAGGAAATTGCCCTACTGTTGAAAAGTATGAATTAAATAAAGGATCAAAACCACCAAAATCAGAAGAGGAGCAATCAACCATATTTGAGAAGGCATTTAACAAAGGTAAGAATGCAATGTCAGGTGTTAATGATCGTCTATCAAAATTTGAACAGGGAATTGGTACTTGGGGTATTTTTGGATCAGAGGATGGTGAGAAGAGAGATCCTATTGAATGTAATACAGGAAATGTATTTGAGTGTGGACCTCCAAGGATAGAATTCTTTGGTGGTGATGGTGAGGGTGCCGCTGGAGATATCATATTAGGCAATTTCATAGAAAATTTTGTAGAAGAAATTCAAGATTTAGATGGGATAAATGAGCAGATAAATAATCCTCTCATAAAAATAGACCAACCATTTGATGGTAGAGATGTTTTAAGGTCTGCAAGTATTATTGGTGTAGATATTACTTATCCTGGCGAAGGTTATACTGAAGAACCTTTTGTATCATTCGTAGATAATTGTGATCAAGGTTATGGTGCTTTTGGTAGGGCAACTATAGATAAAGATCCTAACTCACCAACATTTGGTCAAGTTACTGGTGTAATTATTACATCTAAAGGTGAAAATTATCCTGCTGGTGAGATACAAGATTCATTTGTTGAAGAAATAATTGTAGAAAATGGAGGAATAGGTTATACTGAAAATGATACTATAGAGGATTTTGAGATATGTGGACTGGATGAAAATGGTACAATAACTAAAGTTTGTACAAATGATAAGGTTTATCGTGATTTACCAACCCTTAATATTAATACAATAACAGGAAGTGGTGCTATACTAAAACCAGTGATGACACGCAAACGTAGACAGACAGGTGTTATTAATGTGATTGATTGTATTACACCAAGAGGAAATATAGTAGGATATGTTAATGGAAAACCATACAACGGACCTTTCCACGTTCATCCAACCACTGGTCAAAAAATGGTTGGTATCGCTCATACATCATCTGCTCATGCTTCCATATATAATACACCCCAAGAAAGTTTAGGATCAGGAAAAGTAACTGGAACAAATGTTGGATCTTCAAAAATAAATCTTAGATCAATCCAACAATTAGTACAAGAAAGTGAATCAACTCAAACAGAAAATATGAATACTTATAGTGATCCCATAGATGAAGCAACAGATACAACTGATCCAACTCCACCAAGTCCACCACCAAGTAGTCCACCACCAAGTGCGCCACCAAGTAGTCCACCACCAAGTAGTGGTGGCGGTGGATATGGAGGAGGATATTAATGTTACCAGTAGGACAAACAGAAGAATCAGGCGCACCTAACTCACAAAATAGTGAGAGTAGGGTATTGGATGTATTCGGACCTAACTTTCTTATTGAAACAAATGGTGCAGTTGGTGTAGCTGGGCAACTTAAATATCAAATGTATTCGGTTACAGATGATGGAGTTGTATATCAACAAGCATTATATGGTAGTGGTTTAGCATCCATAAATGCAGAAAAAACACTAGAGATTCAAACTGGACTTAAAAATAAAGCAAGAGATATAAGTTTTACCTTGATGACACATCACGGTGATGTGGCAGTTAACGCAGATAATGGAATGATTAGATTAAAAGGTAGAAATATAGTTATTGATGCGACTAATCAACTTTCGCTACAAGCAAATAAAATTCAAATTGGTCACGTTCAACCAGGAAAAACACAAGATTTTCAAGTAACATCAACCAGAGTTGATTTAGGAAGACCGAAAAGAGGTAATATGTGTAAAGTTCTAAAAACTTGTGCCACTACGTTATCATTTGCCAAATCATTAACACCTTTTACCAGTGGTGGCATTGGTGGGATAGCTGGTGGTCTTGTTGGTGGTGCTGTAGGAGGTCCTGTTGGATCTCAAATTGGTTCTCAAGTGGGTAAAAAGTTCTTATGAGAATACCTGACGAAAGTATTAATTTTCAAAACGCAACAGGTGATTCTGGTGTAGAGAATTTATTTGTTTATGGCAAATTAAATTATGATTTTGATAAAGATGACATTACAGTAAGGTCAATTAATGTTAGAGAAAACTCAGTATTTACAGGTGATATAAGTTTAGATGAGATAACTTGTCGTAATGCAAATGTCACAGGAGTAGCTACGGTCACATCTGCACTTTATATAAATGGAAAATTACACGATGGTGATGGTGATTTTGGAACGTCAGGTCAACTTTTATCATC